CTACACTTTGCGGGCTGCCCTGGCTTGAATACTGTCGCAATCTTGCCTCACCACTTGGGTCAAATAAAAAAAGGCGGGGCGCCTTTGGTATTAGGGCGTCCCACCATCTGAGGGGATTTTGCGACGGTTTTCTATGCATATTGCTCTAAATAATATGTAGTGAAATCATAATTCTTGTAGTAGTCTACAAAGTCATCAACTATAATATCGTCAATGTACCATTCGTCAAGTTGTCCATTTTCACAACCATAGATATATTCATATATTGATATATTGTCAATGCTATAAAATGCCTCATAATATTTATGGTATTTACCTTTTAAACCTTTAAACTTAACATATAAATGTACTGTGTGTCCCTTGTGTTTAAAACTGTACTCTCTCACTTCACTGTTAATCCTTGTAATCTTCATATTCATATCCTCCTTATTATACATAATACCAAATTGTAAAGCAGCCCCAACTATTTCCGTATGGCGCGTCGTTGTGTGCGGGGTGATGTTTACGCATGTAATACGATTGATTCTTGTTAATCTCATCTGTTATTCTCTGTGCTTCTTCAATTGTTTTTGCGGTTGTAAATGTCAACCTTTTACCTCTAACGTTTGCCATATTGTCTCCATTCTCCACTTTACGCCGTGGCGCGTTACTTTGTTTTCTATGCTCTTATTATAACCCCGCGTCAAATATTTGTCAATAGTATTTTTAAAATTTTTTAAAAATATTTTTATTTGTTGTCGGTGGTTGTTTCTATGGTCTTATTATAATCCCGCAACAAAAAATTGTCAACACTTTTTTTTCAAAAAATTGTCAAAATATTTTTATAGCCATATTATTATAAATATAATACTATTATATTTATTATATAAACAATCGAACGTATTTTCGATAACAAATATTTTCAAAAATATTTTAAAAAGTGCTTGACAATATCCTCCCGCGGGTGTATTGTATAGTTAACAAATAAATAACCGCGACGCGGTAGAATGGAGGTCAATCATGGTTAAAATTTATTGTGTAATGACTCATAATTGGTTTAGTGAAGAAATTAGACTTATTGGAGCACCATTATTTAAATCTTACAAGGCGGCCCAAAAGTGGTTAAACAATTATGGGTATAAAGAGTATTGCTGGATAAAGGAGGTATAATTATGTTCAAACAACTTAATAACGAGCTTGAAGAAGCTATCAGGTCTATTTTTAATAACCCTCGATACAAATCAGACACACGCCGTAATAGGCGTTGTGTTGATACTTGGAAGATGGTTTGTCAGTCCTACGAGGGCAAATGTAAATCATCAACCGAATTAAATATGTTGTATTTTGTTATGGGTGCTTTGAATTATCATTTATACCCGTTGACAAGAGATGAGTCTATGGACTATATTGATTTTGTGCTCAGTGTTGTGAAGAATTTGGAGGTTTAATATGAAAAAATATGGAGTAAAACGTGGAAAATTCCACGGGCATTCTAAGTTTATAAGAGTTTTTGATACCTATGAGCAGGCAGAAGCCTGGATAAAGGAAAACATCAAGGAAATCAAAATCAATGAGCATTATTATATTGACATTGTAAAGGAGGTTAGAAATGATAGTTGAAGAAATACGCAAATTGCGTGATATGTTTGATGAGTTTTATCAGCAGAGCCCACGCAGCAAGACTGAATCAGATATCTATCTTGAGATAGATGAACAGATTAACAAGATACAGGGAATGGCAATGAGTTTAATAGTAAAAGGGAAGGAGACAGAGTTATGACTAATATGTTTGACGGATTATTTGGAGAGAGCTTAGTCAATCTCGACGCTGCAGACGCGTCCTGGAATGATAAAAACGGTCCTTTTGTGAGAGGTGAAGACCTGGATATTAATAATGATGAGCTTGTGAAAGAGCTTACAGAGTATACTTTCCATGCACCCGTACCACAGAAGGAGAACTGAAACATGATAGGCTTACAACAATATATTAACAGTCAACTTCAGGGCTCACCAGTGATTGATAATGCAATATCTCAGGTATTCGGTGCAAGTCCAATTGATATTAAATTAAAAGAGATTGGATATTTATTAGAGACACAGAACGGGATTTTAAACTTCGAATACTATTTTGACCCAAGATGCTTAGCATATAAATATCGAGCATCTTACGATGATTATGAATACTACGGTGTAATTACAGATGAAGTATTGAGACACAAACTTACAGGTATTATTGTACAGGAGATTGTTAGAGATATTATATTTAAACCAATTTATGATGGTGACCCAGCGTATAGATTTGAAAATGAAAATGAACAAGCAATGTTAGACGCAGCTATGGATTATGGTTTTGTATAAGGAGGTTAATTTATGAGCTATGTAATATTACTTATGATTCTGGTGGATATGTGTATCAACCTTGCTATCCTTAGATTCGTAAGCAGACCAAAGGAACCCTCATTCGACGTATCGGATGAGTATCAGAAACAACTTAAATCTTATAGGAGCATAGTGAGAAGCAATGAAAAAATTATTAGAGAACTTAAGAAAAAGGAGGAGCAAAAAGATGAGCAAAAAGATATGGTACAGGTTGTTGAGCAAAGACGGCAGTATTGATGTTACATTTACAAGTTATACTATGATGCAATCTTACTGGAGAAAACTTTCAACATCACAAGCACTTCAATGTCATTGGGAGGTATATGAGAAATGAAGTACAAAGTATATCAAATTAGCCTCTGTGACGAAGCTACCCTCATGTGTACATTCGAAGATGAAGACCGTGCTAAACAGTTCAGAAATCTCATGTATATATGTGATGAGCGTTCCAGAGCAGGTGGAGAGCCAATAGAAATGTTTAGATATATTATTATATGTGATTGAAATGGAGAGCACTAGATGATATAATGAAGATAGGCTCCATCATGAGTGGGGCCTAATATCATCTAGGAAAGGAGAGGATAAAATCTTATGGCGAAGAAAAAGAAAAAGTCAAAGTCACCCAGTCAAATCAAATCATTCCCTAAAAAAGAAAGAAGAAAATTAGCCAGACAAAAGCGTAGAGAAACACGTGCTATACAGCGAGCCGAAAAAGCTCCTTTTGATTTTATAGATGATATTGAATTACAAGAATACGAAGATGAGGTAGTTCGAAATCTATTCAAACAGCAGGCCAATATTAAAAGACAGATAACTAGAAAAGAAAACAAGGCCGCCAAAGAGTACGCTGAAGTCTGGAAACCTGAAGAAGAAAAACGAGCTGAAGAATTAAACGAGGCTTTGGATATAGCCACCGATTTACAAAAGAATTTCAAACATGGAAATGGTAAATACGCTCAATACTTAGAGCCGTTGATGCAGAGATTAAAAGAGCTGGGATATGACTATGACGAACAACTTGACGAAGGTAAAAACTTTCTTTACAAAAATGTGCGATTCGATAAACTCCCTGACGATGATAGGGTAAAGCAGCTGGTAGATAAGATATTATCTTTAAACTATTCATCTTATGAAAATTATAACAACATGTTAACTGAGAATGCTGCGATGGCTTATGTATCAAATGTTGGTAGTTTAACACCAGAACAAGCACAGAACTTTGCAGAACTCGCGGATATTATGAACACGTCAGCAGCATGGGCTATTGCAAAAAAGAATGCTCCTGATAGTGAACAGGCTAAGGCTAACTGGGTACAGTTATATAGTATAGCAGACTTAGCATATAAAAACGGAAAGATGGAAGAGTTTACTAGAGAGATAATAAATAACCCAGACTATAATACAGTTGAGACAGCTGATAAGTTCATCACTGAAGCGCTGAAAGGAGATTAACAAATGAATAGCATTCCTAATCAATGGCCAGACTTATACAATATTAAGTTCAAATTCGAAAAAGGCTCGTTCAATTCTTATTCATGTCAGACCCTCATGGCGTTTGACATAGAAACATCCAACGGTTGGAGGCAACCCGATGGGACCGTCATCGGGTTCGACCACGACCGTTACAACTCCGACGAAGAATACAAGAATATGATAGACCTCGGTGAGCCCGTCTCCTTACTTTATGTATGGCAGATTGCTATTGAAGATACAGATGATATCAAAGTCTTTATGGGCAGGACATGGGAAGACTACCTTGACTTCGTTGATATGCTTACAAAAGAAATCAGAAGACAAGCTATTTATGGGCAAGAGTCAATATACAGAGAAGCAGAGATAACATATTCTCAGGAAGTAAAGCACTCGGTCTCTTGTAAAATCTATATCCACAATGCAGGCTTCGAGTTCCAACATCTCCGCAACATCTGGGAAGATGAGTTTGCAGGTAAAGGACGTGGACGCAAGGCTAAGTATGGAAATGTCTTTGCACGTAATTCACGCAAGCCATTAAAATTTTCTGTCAATGTCAACCGTGTTAAGATTGAACATCGTGATAGTCTTGTACTCACTCAGAAATCTCTCAAGGCTTGGTGTGAAGATGAGCACCTTCCTGTACAGAAGCTTGATGAACCAAAGGACTACTATCTTGTCATCCGTACTCCCGACACAGAACTTACAGACGAAGAAATCAACTACTCAATTAATGATGTAGTTTCTATGATATATGGGCTTAAGAAATACAGAGATAAATATCAGAAGCTCGGCAACATTCCTCTTACACAGACTGGAGCTGTCAGAGCTAAATGTAAAGAGCGTGTGTGCTTAGCTAACCCTGGTTGGGCTGAGAAGTGTGCGCAGATTACAAGGAACTACACACCTCAGGACTTCAGAAACTTATGCCAGCTCTTTCAGGGTGGATGGACCCACGCCAATAAAATGTATGTAGATGAGCTTGTTAGAGATGTTAAGTGCTTTGACTTCGCCTCATCATATCCTGCAGTAATGACGACAAGGACCTTTCCCGTCTCAGAGTTTGAACAATGTGACGTCAATGAATTCAGCATTCTTGAGGAGCAGGATATCAATCATGCAGCCTATCACTGGTATGCAAAGATTAAAGTCACAGAGTTCACATCAAAACTTGATAACTCATATTGGTCATTATCAAAAGTATGTATCGAAGACCGCCCCTTAATTAAAGACCAAATCGTAGACAACGGCCGTCTCTATTATGCTTCAGAAGCAACTATCCTTGTATCAGACCTTGACTGGGATACATTCAAACAAGCATATAAATATGAATCAGTGGAAGTGTTGGAACTTTATAAATCAGAAGCAGGATATCTTCCATTAGAACTTATCCTCACTATCCTTGAGTACTTCCAATACAAGACCAGTCTCAAGGGAGATGCTGATAAAGAAAGTCTCTATAATGAGAGTAAACAGTTCATCAATAGCATCTATGGCTGTGCTGTGACCAAGATTGTTACAGACTTAATCACATTCGACGGTGCAGGTTGGGATACAACAAAGTTTAATGATGACCTCTTTTATGAAACTGTACATTCAGCCACTGCAGATAACACCTTCCTCGCGTACCAGATGGGTATCTGGGTTACAGCTTGGGCCAGACATAATCTCTGGGATTTTATACTTGAAATGGACAGAAGGATAGTCTACTGTGACACAGATAGTATCAAAGGTTTATTCGATGAAAATGACCTGAAGTTTGTGGAAGAATATAATAAAAACATTGCGAAGATAGAGGAAGAAGTAGCAGACTATCTCGGCTTTGACAAAGAACTTTACACAGCAACAACCAATAAAGGTAAAGTAAAACGTCTCGGTATCATGGAGCGTGAGGATGATTGCCAGGAGTTCAAGACCTTAGGAGCTAAACGTTATGTAGACCTCATAGATGGTGAGATACATTGTACGATAGCAGGACTCCCAAAGAAAGCAGGAGAGGCAAAGATTAAAACCGTAAGTGATTTCAACAATAAAATGGTGTGGAGCACAAAAGAAAGTGAGAAACAGATTGCCATGTATAATGATAATCAAAAACCTTGTGTATGGAGAGACAGAGAGGGTCATCCGTACAAGTCAAATGATAAGTATGGAATATGCATTCAACCCACAACGTTTGACCTTAGTATGAGTGGCGAGTTCATGAAGTTCCTTATGACATTAGCTACAGGTAAGATTGATAGAAACGATGATTTCTTCAGTGACATGCCGAGTTATTTATACTAAGACAAAAAGGAGCCCTGGGTGTATGGCGTCACCCAGGGTTTGCATATGAATGGAGATTTTTGTTGAGCATTCCTAGAATTATACTACCACATCTTTTAGAATGTGTCAAGTAACATTCTTTGAATTGCATTATCAGATACTCTAACTCTTCCCAAGTAGAACCAGTCACGTATACGCTTAACAACAAGGTTAGTCTTAAGCAGTGGAAGGTTAAGGTCCCCATCAAGTTTCACATTGTAAATATACTTACAAGAGTTATCAACCTTACGTGAGATATAAAGATATCCTACTGAAGGATATTCAACCACAGCGAATTTCTGATTATCATAGGCAAGCGTACATATATAGAGAGCACGGCCGAATGAATCAGGTTTACATACTAGCGAGTTATTATCACCCAACCAAGCATTGCTAACATACTCAGCTGTGTTTTTACCGTGAGCTCTGTTCATAGCATTCTGCATATGTCTATCAGCCAGCCCCTGCACTGTAACATTCTCATAAATACATGTCTCTGTCTTAATAGACTTAGTGTTGCTCTGTATCTTTGAGTTGAGTTTTATACCAGGAAGGGTGAAGTAAGGATTACCAATGTTAATACAGTTGGCTGTCATTATAATAGGAAGGTCTTCAATTTTACCGTTGACTGTATCATAGATTGTCTTCATCAAGTCCGTCTCATCTGTTAAGTACTTACCGTCAAGCGGCATGAACTCATCCATATAAAAGTATCGCACGTTAGACGACTGGAAGATACCACGATACTGTTTGATTGACTTTGCGTTTTTGAGTGGCACTACATAACCACATATATCTTGAACCTTTTCCTCGCCCTTTCCAGTTTGCCTGTAAATATAGGAGAACACGTTCTCTTGTTTCTTTTCATAGACTATAGTATCTGGATAGTTATCAGCAAGCATACAGTCAAAGATACCCTCAGCTATATGTCCAAGCTCTTTAACTTCACGAACAAACACTATAAAACGTTCTCCCTCTTCAATATAATGTTGATATAAATACTTCGCTGAGCTGTATGTTTTACCACATCCACGCTCCTTATCTTCAGACACAGCGAAGACATACGCTAAGTGGTTTTCCTTAGCGTAGTCTATCATGTGTGAGATATCAAAGTGATTATTATATACCTTAGCCATTGTTTGCTAAATCTCCTTTAATCATACGTACACCACCGTCAAACATAGCCTTTATAAACTGAGCTACGGGAAGCATAGAGTGGACAACCTTACAGTCTCGAGTTTTAATATAGGTAGTAAGTTTATTATTTACCGTCAACCAATGTGGGACTTGTGTGTTTGTACTTACACCTCTTGAATAATTTACAACTCTAGGTATACCACATCTTCCTGAAGTGTATCCGTAATGTGTAAAATAATTATCATACTGAGCCAGGATAGTTGGGTGTAATGCAACTCTCATAAACAATATATCTACAAAGCTATTGTAATTAAAGTTCGTAACACCATCACCATTTATCTGGTTATATATGGCGGTTGCGTATGCCGCCTTAGTATATTTGAAGTTATCATATATAGCGTTATTACCTTCATTACTTGAACCGAGCTTAGCTCTGTAAGCGTCCTCGCTCATTCTAGCTTCGTTTTCCAGAATAGGTCTGTTATACTGTTCATTCAACATAGCTGTTCTCATGCTAGTTAAAGCGGGCTTAAAGTTACCTCTCGTTCCCTGTCCAGTGGCCATTCCGACACCAGTCATTACAGCATTAGCTCCAGCTCCCGCTGAATTTGTTATTGTCACATCGTTAAGCTGTTCACTCCTCAAACCTAATTCATTCTGATATTGAACAGTATTATTACCTATTATACTGTTTGATACTGCAGCAATTTGAGCCGTATACGCATCAATAGCATAAGGAAGTGTTGGGAACTGTGAAAATATCAAACCCTCCCTTACATTCAAGTTGGCTGTGAGGTTATGTGGTGAAGCTCCCTCAGCCTTATAATTAGCTGGTGCTATTATAAGATTCGGTTTCTCAACAATATCCAAACTTAAACCAACTTGACAAGGACTTGCACTATCCTGTGCTGTCTTAAAATCCTCTATTCTAAGTTCTTTTATATCACCATTAGGAGCTATTAATCTGTAGTATGAATAAGGATATAAATCAAGTTTCTTATTCACAACACTTTGCCCTATTGCTGTAGGAAGTGAAGCTCCTATAGGAAGACTATAGACTGAACCGCAAAGTAATGCTAAACCTGAAGGTAAAGGATAAATACCTATAACAGAGTCTAACGCGTTACGTGTAAACCATCCCATTATTTTAGAAACATCTTCCGTTGCTGTTTCAAACTCGCTTGCAGGAGCAGCACCACCATCAATGTAAATATATGAGATAGGTGGCTTAAGATTTGAAGCTCCAGGATAAATATTATAAGTCGTACCATCAATATCAATATCCCATGCATCACCTCTAAATATCTGTGTTGCTATTAAAGATGGGAATTTAGTATTTAATTTTTCATACACAGCATATGACAACTTATAAAAACTTACAGGTTGTGACGAACTACCAGCTATTTGTAAGTTATGTAATAATTGCGCAAACTCTGCACTAGGTGTAGTTGTTCCAGCTGAATAATTTGCATCCGTTTTATCAAAATCTATATCTGAGAATGCAATTAAAACACCAAACCTATTTGGAATATTTAAAGCTGCACATACAGCGTCACCGCAATAAACACCATCTTTATCAGATGTTGTTCCGAATGAGTAGTATGGTTTCTCAACGTCTTTACCAAAAGCTAACGCTTCATTTGTTCTGAACTCCATTATTGTGGGGTCATAAGGATTAGTTTCAGCCTTTTCCCAATCAGCCTGTGAAAGATGTTCTCTTTCAATATACATATCCTGAAATGTAACGTCAAACATCCAGGTCTGCCAATAATCAATAACATATGCTATTTCAGTACACTCATTGTTAACATATTCATAATCAACAATACGTGCATAAATAGTTTTATTATCACCCCAAGTACCTATAGGATTAACAAACGAAATATAATTACAAGCTGAGACAATTGCCATTGACTTTTCAACTCTCAGCAAGCCATTTTTTCTAACAACTGTACATGGAGTATAACCACCTTGAGGGTGTTTATGTGCTGTGAAATAAGCTGTTTGATTAGCTAAAGATGAAAATACTAACTGTTCATCATTATCAATATCAACACCTGTATAAAGTGTTATATTACTATCAGGTACAATACGCATAATAGAAAAACCTCCTTTTCTATCAGTATACTATAATTGTGTATCATCGTCAACATTTTGTCCATACTTGGCGATGTTCTCGTTCTTTGCCTTCCAATAATAAAAACCAAAAGCTGTGCTTGCTAGACCAAAGACTCCGCTTATTAAAAATTCAAGCGGGCCTGCGTCTTGTAAAACAAACACAGCTACAACAGTGACTATGGAGATAATTATCACCATAGTCACCGAGAATTTTAATAGTTGCTTACTCGTCTCCTTTTTTCGTCGGGAGTTCCAATACCTTTTCATACAACACCTTTATCACCCCGTTACCACCAAGAGCAGTATACGGTCTAAAAACAAATTCTACATTTTGCAGCTCGTCAGGTTCTATGTATCCTCTATCGAGATAAAAAGTCAATCTCTGATAAAGTACATCATGACCTAATCCTAATAACATCTTCTTTTCTGCTGAGGCTTTTTCACTTCTCAGCTTAATCAGTTCAATCAAGAAAGTCCAAACACCAGAGCCAAGAAGAGTTACTATTACAGGTAAAAGAAATTCTTGTACACTCATCACCTTAATCTCCTATTGACTTCTGCTTGAACAGTTTTGTAATCATAACCAGCTCTTGTGAGTCTGATTTTTCTTTCTCCACCATTACCCCAGAGACCCATGATGACTTCCTGGACCACAACACTCAAATCAGATTTCTCCTTGTCAACCTTCGCGATAGGAGCTACAGAAACAGAATCGTCCCAAATCTTATCAATCTGACTTCTTACTGCACTGTAGAATTTAAGTATGGTCTGAATATATGTAGGTGATGTGGCATAGCCACCTTTCTTGATTATAGTAATCCAATCTTCTACGGTCTCAGCTTTCAATGATGCTGCGTATCTTTTTTCTCCAAGTAAGTCAAAATAATCTCGAACACTATCCGTGAGGTTATTGTAAGCTCTGAAGCAAGCAGTAATGTTAGTATAAGATTTTCCATCGTAACACTCCTTAGTCTTGCAACTGTAAACTCTTCCACCGTACTTAGCTTTATTGACCCAAGCCTTGTTAGCCTTGATGCCAAAGTATGCATTAGCATTAGCCATTATAGCTGACTGTCCATATGCTGACTCACAGCAAGCCTGAGCTACACATGTAGCATATTGTGCATAGCCATAACCTCTTTCTTTACATACGGTCTTAGCGTTCTCTGCTATTGATTTAATGAATTCACTTTTCGTCATCTTCAGTCACCTCTTTCCTTATCTTTTCAACAACTGCCTCATAGTCGGCTCTGTTGTTGAAGTGTTTAGCCCTTATCATCTCGTGATGCAGAGCTACAAGTCTGATGTACTGTGCCTCTTCTTTCTTGGTCATCTTAGCCATGGTGTTATCCTCCTTATGCTATATCTAAATCTACTACTGCAGTTTTAGTGCCGTATCCCATACCGTTCGCATATCCGATAATCTCGGGTGATGATAAGTTACTATCAGCAAAAATAAGGGAACCGCTACTTTGTATATCTCTAAATGCTTGAGCACTTTCAATATCAGCTATAGGTGTAGTGTCTCCTACATGACTCTCATAGTTACTATCTGTAACTAAACGAATTCCTACCTGATATGGATTTGCCTCTGTACTATTCTTTATATGGTAAACATTGCTGTCCTGACTTTTAATATACCAAACATAGGCACAAGCCCAACTTGACAGATTATGTGAACATACGAACTTCACATTATTAGCTGCGGTGACAAAAACACCCTGTCCAGTAGAATACGTCTGAAGACGTAACATAATAACCTGATACGACGAGCCTGGTCTTGACACAAAGACTAATTTATTTCTCAATGTCCATGATGGTGAAAACTGATTTGGATTACAGTCAATAAATGCTAGCGTAGAATTACTAGAGGCTGGTACTTTGCGTTGATACGTCAACACATTACTACTAGCCACTGTTTCCGTATCGCCAATTTTCTTTTTCTTTGGTAAATATATAAAAGGTCGCTTGTAAAAATTAGCCATGATATTTCTCCCTATAAAAGATAGGAACAATGCCACCGAAGCAACCTGGTTGAGAAGACGATTGAACGGCACTATATCTCAAGTGACCTACCCGCACAATTCCGACGGTGTACATTGTCCTATCCATATTATAACTTAGGGTTGAACGTTTGTCAATTCATTGATACGCTCTTCAAGAGCAGTTATACGCTCTTCCTGTTGTTCAATTACTTTCCACATGTAGTTCTGTCTCTGTCCATAAGTAAGACAGTCCTGGAAGCTTGTAGGAATTACAAGCTGTGGCGGGAATTTAGGGATTGTGTACTTTCCGTCCATTTTTGTTTCCTCCTTGTCACATGTTAGGTATATCGATAATATATGAACTACCTGACGTTAATGTTTGACTTAATGTTTGAATTACTATCTCTACTGTTATAGAACCCGTAGAATTGAATGTAAATGTAGCAAAACCACTACCTATAGCTTTAACAAAAGTGCTAAAATATCCTCTACTCGTATCCCCTATCACTACAGGAACTCTAATACACTTATAATTAGGCCATGATACTGGTATTGATTTTGTAAAATTAGACGACAACAGCATACTAAAATCAAAACCTAAAAGTTCATTTTCACTTCCAGATTTCATATCACTGGTAGCATAAAATAATAATCTAAAACTCCCTTTAGTTATATACGGTATACCGTCTATTACTTGATTGTTATTATCCAGTATAAAATCAATTCCAGCTTTTATAGATAGTGACGGGTGTTCTAATGTAATTGTAGCTGATTGCACATCATATCCGAACGCCCCATTTTTCCAATAATAATAGTTTGCCGAAAAATTATTACTTGTGTTAATACTTCTCTCTTCTTTAACTACACTAACACCGCCACCACCTGATGGAGTAGCCCACTTAGTAGCGTAATCAGTTGAACCATCCTTAGTCAAAACCTGACCATCTGTACCACCACTAGGAACACCAGGTCCTGCGGGTCCCGTAGCACCTGCGCTTCCCTGAGCTCCCTGCGGTCCTCTAGGACAAGTTATATCATAAGTGTTGTTGTTGGTCAAGGTGATTGTGTAAACATTATTTCCGTTTGCATCTGTCTCCTTGAATGTTACAGAGGAAATACCAACACCATCAGTACCGTTTGTACCGTTGGTTCCAGCAGGCCCCTGTTCACCCTGAACACCTTGAATACCCTGAATGCCCTGCGGACCCTGAGGTCCCTGAGCACCGTCGTATATATCTTCAGATGTTGTTCCATTCTCATCAGTTACAGTAAGAGTTGTAACGGTACCAACTTTAGTCACTGTAACTATAGGAGAGAAACCATCAACACCATCAGTACCATCAGTACCATCAGCCCCAGCGGCACCAGTAGCTCCAGTAGCACCAGTTGGACCCTGAGGTCCAGTGGCTCCAGTAGCTCCCTGAGGTCCACGGTTAGCCGTGAATGTGTATGTCTGGCCGTTTGAAAGTGTTACAAGGTAGACATTATTACCCTGGGCGTCTTCGTGGTCGAATGATATATCAGATATACCCACACCATCCTCACCAGTGCCAGGAAGTCCCTGAGGTCCCTGAGGTCCAGCGGGTCCTTGCGGTCCTGTAGCACCTGTCTCACCTTGAATACCTTGTATACCCTGAGGTCCTTGTGGACCCTGAGCTCCCGTTTCACCCTGAGGACCCTGTGGTCCCTGAGGTCCGTGCTCAAGCAACGCTTCAGTAGTTCCGTTAGCGTCTGTTATTTCAATAACAGCTCCTGCTGCAGTCTGTGTTACAGTTGCGATAGGAGAGAAACCATCAGTACCGTTTGTTCCGTTCTGACCGTCCTGTCCAGCAGGTCCTTGAACACCTTGTATTCCCTGAGGGCCTTGTTCACCCTGAGGACCAGTAGCTCCAGTCTCACCAGTTGGGCCCTGAGGTCCAGTTATTCCCTGTGGTCCCTGAGGTCCACGCTCTACAAAGAAAGTCTGAGTCGTATCATCTGTTAAAGTTACAACAACGTCTGTACCTGTAGGGCCTACGGTGCCTACTATTGACTTAATACCTCTACCATCCTGTCCACCTTCATAAGTAGCTGTTATGGTTGTCGTTCCATCTGGATTGTCGGTGAGGGTGATGTTCTCACCCTCTACCAATTTATTCTGTTTATGGAGGTATAACCATATAATCTGTTGTGCATATGACAGCGCTTCCTGGAAGGAAGTGGGTATTACGAGTTCGAGGCCATCGTCAGTATCACTAACCGCTACTTCAGTTGGAGTCATGAATAAATCGCTCATATCTTTACCTCCTTAGAAAATTAACATGAACAAGTCGTCAAAGATTTCCCAGACTTTATTCAACAACGGCATAGACTTATAAAGCATCTCCCAGTTAAGAGAGTAATCAATCTCATCTGTACTATCAGCATGTGTCCCAGTCTCAACATCAGAGGTGTTGCGTGTCTCTGTGTCTGTAACAGTACCCTTTTCCGATGATGAGATATCTCTACTATCTGTTCCACCTTTAACAACAGACTCTGACCTGTCCGTAGTATCTGTCGTATTACGTGTTTCTGTGTTAGAGCTTCCGTATGTCTGAGCGTCTGATAAGTTCAAGGTTCTTGTATCAGTTGAAGCATAAGTTGTCTCATCCGTGAGATTTCTTGTTTCAGTAACAGTGTCGTTATAAGTTGTTGTAGAACTATCAGAACCTTCCGTATGCTGATTTGTATTATCAGTCTGAACATTACTCTCATCAACCTCAGATGCGGAAGACATGTAATTGTATGTCTGTCCGTTAGCATAACCAACACCAGTACCTTTAGCATTTCCACCAGGTGTACGTAAATTAGTGAGACTACCCATTGGTGTATCAGAGTTAATCTGAATAACATTGTGGTCATTACTTGTTGTACCCGTGTTATCAGTATCCTGCTCATTACTTCCAGTGGTTCCCTGCGTACCTGTGTGTGCATTTGCATTTGTTCCTGTCTGCTCTAATGTATCTGTTCCAGTCTTAGCATTTGCATCTGTGCCAGTACGGAGTAATGTGTCAGTGCCTGTCTTGGCGTTTGTTACAGTTCCCGTACCTCTAAGAGTATCGTCTATTGTGGTGTTAACAGTTCCACCATAAGTCACATCGTCAGATGTTGTAGTTGTCCTATTATCCTCACGTTCGTTGGATATAGTACCTGTTCCAAGTTTCTCTCCTGAAGTAGTGCCTTCATTTTTAACATTCTTAACTTGGTAATTAGTAAATATCTCTTTATCAAGATTTTCAAATATCTTATTAATATAAGTACCTGAATTATAAATCTTTTCATTCAGAGCTATCTTCCATAAAGGAAGAGTTTCCAGTCCAAGTTCTTCGTTCATAAAATGAAGAGTGAAACCAGTGATGAACTGTTTAGCATAGTCATCACTGATTACATTCTGTGGCATTTCATCAAAGAGATATTGTGAGGCTAAATCATACACATCATTGACATCCGTGAGCTTCTGCTGAGGTGTTTTATTAAACTGTAAGATTTCTCTTATTGATTGTGTATAAGCACCCATTGTCTTACTCCTTCTCTTTAGCTTTACTTACTTTATCTGTTCTCTCGAAGCCCTTGTCGTCATTGTAACCTGTGTAGATGGTAGGAAGGTTACCCATCTGTTCCATAGCATAGTCACCAGTGAACGGTGTAAGTGTAAGGTCTTGAGATGAAAGATTAACTGATAAATTGAAACCGTACTTCTTATTCATTTTATTACAGAAATCCACACGATTCAAGAGTCTTGAGTTAAGTGAGATAATATCTTCCTGTCTGTCAAGAGTAATCTCATCATCGAGTAAACGCTCTTTCTTCGTTGTCTCCGCTGTGATACCTAACATTGACAAAGCTTCTGCCCATGTTGTCTTAAGAGTTTCAAGTAACTCAGTTCCCTTGAAGTCAACACGAGTGTCAAGTGTCTGAATACTGTTAGGGTCGAATGTATTTCTAACCTCTATCACTGGTTGGAACCCCATAACACGATTGAAGAGGTTCTTGATACCAAGACTCTCATTACGGGTAGTTGTGATGAGGTATGGTGTAATCTGTTGTGTAAGATTACTACGGAAGACATTGTGGATTTCCCACAGTAACTTAGCGTATAAGTCAATCTTTGGCATAAGGGACGCCCAAGTCATATTATCGAATAAAAGCTGGAACTCGTCAACTTCAATAAGTCCGTGTTGACCGTTTGCAGGAACAAGTCTGATATCTGTAGGATAACCATATACATCAAGGTGTCCCTTGTACACATAGTCAAGTCCTAACCAGATATCTGTGCCTGTGACTTTACCTGCTGCAGCCTTTCCATTATATAACAAAGACTTCTCGAACCATAATCTGTCCATCGTCTCAGGAAGTCCATGCCATTCGAATTGAGCAAGCGCCAAGTTGATAAGACGTTCTCTGTAATATGTATATATTTGTGAGTTGTCTATAACTAGACGTTTGTCTTCTCTTCTCATTATTAATTACTCCTTATAAAACAATCGGGACGCCATAGATTCCTATAACGCCCCGACCGCTAAACGAATTTATTGTACCGCCAGGGTATGTTAATTATACCTTAGGCTTCAGCTGCGAAGTATACGCTGTTAGCGAATGGATTGTAGCTAAGCACTTTCCAAGCATGCAGGAAGGTGTTTGTGTTGAGATGCTTCTGGTCAAAGATGGAAGTCATCTGATACAACTTATCGAAAATCATGAAGAAATCACGGTCAATTGTTGCACCAACGATTGCTTCAAGAGCTCCCTTCTGCTCAGCAGTGAAAGGTGTGTAACCAGGGATGAGACCCTGAGCTGCAGTCTCAGTCATAATGTGGTCAAGTCTTTCCTGCTCTGCATCTGTAAGTGCGAAGCTGTTAATCATAACCTGCTGACCAAGGAACTGCTTGTAGCTAAGGTTGTAAGCCTGTGCAAGAGAGTTAACATCGAGCACTGCTGAAGACCTTGCTGTAAGGAAGAACACCTGCTCTTCGATAGGAGAGTGAGTTGCAACACCAGCGATGTTGTAGCCAGTGTTCATAAAGCGCATATCGTTAGATACACCCTTCATCTCAGTGATGATGGCATCACCGTTTGCAGCTGTAAGTG